CGTGCTTGGCACCCGGTGGGCCGAAGACGATCTCTACCAGCATCTGATCGACCCGGTCGAGAAAGGTGAGCGCGGCTGGCCCACCATGACCGTCAAGGCGATCCAGACGGACGAGAACGATGATGAGTTCTCGTATTGGCCGTCCTACTGGCCGCTCCCGAACCTGTACGAAGAGCGGCTGATGATGGGCACGGCCCTATTCAGTTGCTCCTACCAGAACGACATCAGCGGATTGATGTCGGGCAACATCTTCCTGAAGCGCAACTTCCAGTATTTCAATCAGCTCCCGGAAGGCCGGTCGTTCATCATTCGGATGGGCATCGATCTCGCCTCCTCGGAACGCGAGCGGGCCGACTATACGTCTCGGACCATTACGGCCGAGGACAGCGAGAACGGCGATTTCTACGTGTTGTCGGTCTACCGGGATCGCCGCGAGACGGGCCACGCCGAGTTCATCAATGACGGGCACATGGCCTACCCGGCGATGGGCTTGGTCATCTGCGAGAACAACCAGTTTCAGTCGACGCTGATCCAAGAGGTTCTGCGCGACTACCCGCGGATCCCTATCGAGGGACGTAAGTCGGATACGGACAAGGTCACTCGTGCTCGCGCTGTTGCCGCCAAGTACGAGGGCCACAAGGTGTTTCACCACTCCTCGCTCGAAGACTCGGACTTCGAGCGTGAGCTGCTCAGCTTCCCAAAGGGCCATGACGACATGATCGACTCGCTCGGTTTCAGCATGGATCTCGGCGGTGGCGGCTTCTTCTTCGGGTCGTTACGGAGGTGAGTACATGCCGCTAGTGTTTCCGGGGTCGAACCGGAAGAAGAAAGATGAGCAACTGGACCCAAACGAGCTGGTCTTTCGAGACGGAAAGCGAGTCGTAGTGCCGTATCTGGCAGAGCTAATGTCGAACCTAGACACTGTCAGGTATACCTACGCTGACGCGGTGGAACAGGTGAATGGCAGGCTGGCCAAGGATTTCGCCAACGCGGCGTTCGATGGCATCGTGCGTACGCATATGGCGGGTGACCAATGAGTCGCATCGCTGAGTTCTTCACGAACTCGTTCAAGACCAGCCCCAAGAACATCCCATCCGATAGCGCAGCGTCCGTTGTCTCCAATCAGGGAGCGTCGTGGACGCTGGGGACCAAGGGCCGGGTCGGTCGGCCCAGAGCCAAGATGTATCGACGTTGGGCCGAGGGCTCCGAGTGGATCAATGCCGCCGTCAACGTGCGCAAGGCACAGGTCAGCCAGAGCGAGTGGGACATCGTCAAGTTCGATCCAACTCTGCCCGACCCGAGTGAGAAGCTCAGGACTCAGATCAAGAACCAGTTCATCCTGCCCAGCCCATCGGCTAACTCGTTTCGCTCGTTCATCGAGCCGATCATCGAGGACATCCTCGTTCTGGATGCTGGCGTGATCGAGAAGGAGCGTTCCTACCGAGGCGACATCGTTTACCTGCATCCCGTCGATGGAGCGACGATCCGAGTCAACGCCTACTGGGACGGATCGGATCCGGACGAGACCCGGTACTACTGGTATCCCGACCAGTACGAGCGCGGCAAGTTCAAGAACGCGGACATGGTCTACATGATGGAGCACCCCTCGACGTATCGAGTCGTGGGGCTGTCCAAGCTGGAAGTGCTCAAGAATACGATCGATGCCGAGCTGAACGGACACGCCTACAACAACAGGCAGGTGACGAATGCGGCTCCGGACGGAATGCTTGATCTGGGCGAGGGAGCCCGGTCGGAGCAGATCGATGCCTTCAAGTCCTACTGGCAAGGCGAGGTCGCAGGGCGCGGCGCGATGGCCTTCGTTGGTGGATCAAAGAATGCCAAGTTCATTCCGTTTCGGACATCTAACCGGGACATGCAGTTCCTCGAATGGCAGCTCTATCTCGTTCGGAAGATCTGTGCTGTCTTCGGACTCTCGCCTATGGACCTTGGCCTCACGGCCGATATCAACCGAGCCACCGCAGACGTGCAGGCCGAGCAGACGGAGGATCGCGGCCTTCGGCCTTTGCTGGGTCTCATTCAGGAGTACCTCACGCGAGAGATCGTGTGGGATCCGACGTACGGTGGACCGGACAACAATCTAGCCTTCAGGTTCACTAGACTGAACCTGAAGGAAAGCCTGTCGCGTGCTCAGATCAATCAGCGTGCTCTCGCGGGCGTTAGCTGGAAAACGATCAATGAAGCGCGACTCGAAGATGGCCGGGAACCGATGCCCGGCTCCCTATACGACTCGTTGATGGTCATCACGCCGACCGGAGCTGTGCTGCTTGACGACGTCCCGACCGCCCGGGAAGTCATGGACAGCAAGCAGCGACCCGATCCGGCTGGACCTCCAGCGGGTGGTTCATCCAAGCCGCCAGCCGGGAAACCGGCGGGTAATACCAAGAAGGAGTCCTAATGGCTGCCTCTCTCAGCCTTCGCGTCTACACGGGCGCGGGGGCAACCGAGTCAGCGGTGGTAACGGGCATCGATCTTGAGAGCGCCGACAACGCGACGAATACGCTTGCCAACCGACAGGCGAACCCGATCACCGTTGCGACGAACAGCTACGAGAAGTGGCTGAAGCTCAAGATCGACACCGCTCCCGCCAATGGCGTAACCAACTTCAAGATCTGGGGCGATGGTGCTGTCGATACGTCGACCACGCTGGCGTTCACGTCGCAATACGTGACCTTCCAGCAGGCCAGCACGGTCACAACCACGATCGGCAATGCCAACTTCGTGACGTACACGTCTGGCAACAAGGCAACGTGGGACACCGTGTCCTACAGCGCCACGGCTGCCACGACGAAGTTCGTTCTGTTCCAGCTTCAGGTCGCCGCTACGGCGAACCCCGGGAACTGGACGCAGGAAACAATCTCGTATAGCTATGACGAGACCTAGGTCCAGTTAGCGATGAAACGTGATCTATTGATTACGTGCTGAACTAGACTCACCATGGGATCCCTTCCTTGTTGAGCCAAAGGAAGGGATCCCGAAGGCGGGCCGAACGGCTGCCTCGGAAGCACGGAGGGCTGCGGCAGTGTCGAAGTCTTGGTCTGCATGAGCATCCTCGTGCTCTGTCCATCTCGCGGACGTCCGCAGAATGCCTTCGAGGCGATGGACTCATTCAACCTGACGAAGAGCAGATCTGACACCAAGATCCTGTTTCTCGTGGACTCGGATGATCCGACGCGACACCAATATCCATACAGCAGCACGCTGGTCCTTGACCCTCCACCGGGCTGCATGAACAACGCCATGACGATCGCCGTCAAGCGCGACTCGGTGTTGTCCGATTTCTCGGTCTTTGGGTTCATCGGGGATGACCATCGCTTCCGCACTCCACGCTGGGATGAGGCGATCAGTGCGGCCCTCGCATCCGAGAAGGGCATCGTCTACTGCGACGATCTCTACCAGCGCGAGAGCCTGCCCACGATGTGGTTCCTCTCACGGGAGATCGTCAACGTCTTCGGAATGGGTCATCCGGAGTTGCGGCATCTCTGGATCGACAACTACTGGCTGACGCTTGGCGAGGCTGCCGACTGCATCTACTACATGCCGGACCTCGTCATCGAGCACATGCACCCGTACGCGGGCAAAGGCGAGATGGACGCAGGCTACGAGCGAGCCAACTCCGGCCAGATGATCGACCACGATCGTGGCGTCTTTGAAAGGTGGCAGGCCAACTCGCTGGCGGCTGATGCAGAAACGCTGCGGCGCATCGTCGGATGAAGGTGCTCATCCTCTCGGATTGGGAGGACACGGGCGGGGTCGGGATCGCGCTCAAGCAGGCGTTAGATAGGTACTCCGACTGGGAGGCCCGGTTCGTTCGGCGCCACGACAACTACATCCGGTACCCGTCTGACATCACGTGGGACCTCGACAAGCCCAAGCCATCCGGTCTGGACGATCTATTCCGGGAAGCTGACGTCGTCCACGTCATGGAGCGATGGTCGGCCGTCACGCCGTTCGATGGGTGGCGGGACAAGCCGCTGGTCATGCACCACCACGGGACCGAGTTCCGTCACAACAACACGGCCAGCCTTTTGGCTACGACCAAGGAGTACGGGGCTGTTGGCATTGTCTCGACACTCGACCTGACGTTGATCGACCCATCTGTCGAATGGCTCCCGAACCCATGCGACCCCGCCAAGATGCGGCAGATCAGGCGTGGTCGAAGCCGCACTGGTGAACTTCGACTAGCGCACTCCCCGACGAATAGGTCGATCAAGTCGACTGACTTGTTCGTCGACCAAACGGAAGGTCTTTCCGTCTCTGTCGACACCATCGAATGGCAGAGCTGGGCAGAGTGCCTGACCCGCAAGGCACAGGCCGATATGTTCTTCGATCAGCTGCACATCGGGTACGCCCTATCCGGGATCGAGGCTATGGCGATGGGTATCCCGGTCATCAGCGGGGCGTACGACAAGAAGATCCTCGACCTGATGATGGCTGTCTTTGGTTACCTGCCGTTCTACCTCGCCACGGAAGACAATCTTCGCTCAAGAGTCGAGCGGTTCATCGAGAACCCTGATCTACGGCGCTCGTTCGCCAAGCTTGGCGAGTATCACGTTGATACGTGGCACTACGAGAAAACGGTTGCCAAGCAGTTGGTTGGGATCTATGAACGGGCGATGGCTCGATGACGATTGAGATCGTTATCCCCTCTCTGCGCCAATTCGAGGCGGAGCGATTGGTCTGGTCGCTTGCCCACCAAACGCACCCGCCTGACGTGGTAACAGTCGTCTCCAATGAGACGCAGCCGTTCGAGAACCCGGGCGTCAAGTGCAGGTTGCTCCGCTTTTCATCCAAGGACTACGGAGTCGGCGACTTGGACGTGGCGCTGCGTCAGAACGTCGGCATCTGGGGAACGGAGTGCGACACGCTCATCATCCAAGGTGATGACCAGATCGCGCCGCCGTCCATGGTCGAGGATACGCTCAGGGTGATGGGAGAGAAGCCCTACATCTGGGGAAATCATCGGCTCATAGACTTCTCTCTTCATGCTGATGAAGAGATCAGGCACATGCCTAGAGAGACTGGCCAGAGTCGAGAGTCGTCCGCTCCGGCACAGCATGGGTACTGGTCCTGTTATGGCGGGATGTTCGCGGCCAACGCGGAGTTCCTCCGTGAAGTCGGCGGTTTCGACATGGCGTTCAACGGACGGCATGGCGGCGAGGATCAGGCACTTGGATACCGCCTGATGCGCCGAGATGGGCAGCAGTCGGTATGGATCTGCGATCCACCGTTTTCATGGCATGGGATTGAGCTAAAGTACGGAGACACAAGGTCACGAAGTCCATGGCTTGAACCGATCACCAATGGCTGCGGCAAGGGGCTACACGATTTCATCCCGAACGTGTGGGGGAGCTTGTCGAATGACGTACCGTATCTACAATGCAGGAACTGCCCGGTATGGCACTGCGACGCAACCGAGGGACTGTTCAGGGATGAAGTGTTAGTCCGGTATCAGCCGGAGTTGGTCCAGACCATGTCGGTCTGGCTCTAAGGAGAAGAGGAGTTCGCCCGACATGACCACGATCGCCATCGAACCGGCCGCCCCCGTTGCTGTGCTCTCGGCCTGCCGAGTGGATGTGACCAATGCCCCGGTCAGCGACACGGGAGCGTATGACGTCGACCTGTACCCGACGTCCCCCGAGATCCGCTACTACCTGTCCTTCGAGAAGGCAGGCGCGGATACTGGCAAGAGCCAAGTCTTCAGCCCGGCCCATGACGGATCCTTCACGTTCAACAGCTACATCTTCCCCGAGGCTGGCTCGTGGGTCGTTCATCTTCGCAAGGTGTCCGACGACAGTTCGGACTCCAACCTCGCTGTCACTGTCTCCTAACTCATAAGGCCCGCTGCGTTACCCCCCCCTACGCAGCGGGCCTTCTTTCGTCGGGGGCTGGAGGGATCCAAGTGATACGTCGGCTGCCGCCACGCCCACCATTCGACTATCAGGTGGAGAGAAGCAATTACGCATGGCAGGACCACGTACTGCGTACGCAGGTGACCGGCGCACTCATCAGTTGGTTCGAGCCTGACACGATCATCGACCCGGCTTGCGGGGATGGGTCGATCGTGGCGGCGGCGCACAAGGTACGGCCGATCGTTGCCGCTGTCATGGCCGACATCTCTCGCCCCAACTTCTATGTCATCGGTACCGGGATGCGGCCATTCCTGCCATCGACCCTGACCGTTGAGTGTCAGTCGATCGAAGAGACGCTCGCCGTGGATCGCTATTTCGACATGATCGTCTTGACCGAGATCCTCGAACATGTCGAGGACCCGGTCCTGATCCTGCGCATGGCCCGTGCTCGCGCCGCTGTCCTCGTCGCCTCTTCTCCGCTGATCCCGGACAACGGTCGCATCGACGACAACCCAGAGCATCTGTGGCAGTTCGACTCGGTCGGATACCGGGATCTGTTGGTGTCCGGTGGCTGGGACCCTGTCTCCCTTGTCCCCGTGTCCTTCTTTGTCGAGCAGTTCGGGTACGACTTCCAGATCTGGGCCGCCCGATGAGGCGTCTCAACAACATGACGTACGAAGACGTCATCGAATACAACTTACGGGACGGCGGATCGGCCGTCACGATCTTCGCCGACGCTCAGACGGATCGAGTGAACAAGGCTCGTGACATCATCGAGGAGCTTCTTCCGGAGTGCCCAGAGCGAGCGACCATCTGGGAGCTTGGGTGCAGCGCGGGGGACATCGCTGGCTACTTCTCCGAGAAGCACGATTGCCATGGTGTGGACATTGTCCCGGCTGCTGTTGCGGCTTGCCGCGAACGGTATCCGTTGCTCAACGTACAGCAGGGGGCCGTCGAGGATGTTGCCCCGGTTGCCTGCGACATCCTCGTCCTGTGCGAGTTCTTGGAGCACATCATCAACCCAGTGAAGCTCGTGCTCGATTGGCTCCCGCTCGCACGGTTCGTCGTGATCGGTCATCCGCTTGTCGGCGATGGCTGGGACGCGGAACCCGGACACCTGTGGGCGTACCGCAGGGAGGACTTCGAGAACTGGTTCCCACTTGGTGGCCATCAGATGGTCGAAGCGTGGTCGTTCGGGATGTACGATCTGGACA